GCGTTCCAGCAGGAATGCCCTGTAATACACAAAGGAAGCAAAGCACATTCGTACAGTTATGCGGACTTGCCTTCTATCTTTGAGGTTATAAACCCACTACTTCAAAAACATGGTTTAGGGTTTACGCAACTTATCGAAGGCTCGTTTATTAAGACTATCTTATTCCATACCGAAACGGGAGAGACTATCGAAAGTATGACAGAGATTCCTATTGTTGAGTTGAGGGGAATGAATGTTTACCAGTCTTTCGGTAGTGCCATTTCTTATTTCCGTAGGTACTGCCTTAGTAGTTGTCTTGGAATAGTAACAGACGTAGATAACGATGCACAGGGCAAACAAGAATCTAAGCCTTTATTAACTGCTGACCGTTTCGCTAAGTCTTTAAAAGCAATTAAAGAAGGTTCATACGATGCAGAAAGCCTAAAGAAAAATTTTAGTCTAACACCTGAACAACTTAAACAACTTGAAGCATGACTTTACAGGACGAATTAAATTACTTACGTACGTTCATAAAGTTATCTGAAAATGATGCCGTTAAAAGGGACTGTTTAGAGCAGTTCCTTAACGGCTCGTCTAAGGTGCTTTTATTAGATGCTGATAGCCTATTGTTTAACGTGGTTAACTTCCATGAGAACACCGAAACGGAAAACGATTTAGAACTTCAGTACGATGACTTTCACACACAAGTAAGGGCGATAGTAAACAGAATAGAAGACGATGGCGTAAACGTAGATAAGGTGCTTTACTTCTTTACAACTTGTTCTAAGAACTTCAGGAAAGAAATCTATCCAGAGTATAAAGCAAACAGAGAGTATACACCAACGGTAGCAAAGGTTAGCCTACTAAAATACTATACAATCTCAATGCTTGAAAGCGAAGGTGAATATGTAGGTTATTCTGACACCTTAGAAGCTGACGACATGATAGGCGAAGCCGTTGAGTTAATGGACAACACGATTGTATGTTCTATTGATAAAGACCTTAAACAACTTGTAACGGCTCACTTCGATTATTACCGAGTAAAGATAGGAGAGGACGAAGAAGGAAATGCTATCCGAGACTATCGTGGGTGGTCAATGACAACGCCACAAGAATCATACGATATGCTTTTAACGGCTTTGTTGGTAGGTGATACAAGCGACAATATCCAAGGGATAAAAGGAATAGGAGTAAAGAAGGCAGAAAAACTATTAAAAGAAAAGAGTAACTTTGTAAAGCTGTTAAGCGTGGCACGGCAATACAATGATTTTAAAAGACTACGCACTAACATTCAATTAATTAAGCTATGAGCGAAAGTAAATTTTTAAACGGTTTAATCTTTAAACTACCAAACCAACAAGCACCAGATTTCATTAAGGGAAGTCTATCTATCAAACGACAAGAGTTGATTGATGAACTAAGTAAGATGAGTGATGAATGGATTAACCTTGATTTAAAGGTAAGTAAAGAAGGCAAAGCGTATGCACAAATAAATACTTGGAAGCCTGACAACGAACCAATGAAGGACATCCCATCTACGGGAAACGACTTGCCCTTTTGATGTCAGTATTTAACTTGGGGGAGTAACATCCCCCTTTAAACTTAAAGCTATGAAAAACCACAGATATAACGTAAGCGACAGAAAGCTAATTGCGTTTGAGTTATTCCATAATAACTACACACCTGCTGAAGTATCTAAGCGAGTAGGAGTTACTGAAAAGAGTGCTTGTGATTGGTACTCGGAATGGTTATCCTACTTCTCTTTTAAAGATGAAATACAAGAAGTAAATAAAGTAGAACCGATACACTACTGGCAAACTGAACAGGAAATAGAAGAAAGCCTAAACCCTACATATACATATCAAGGTTTAAGCAGAGAGGAAAAAGCAATTTATAACGGGTTACTATGAACACAACAGAAAAGAAAGCATTTAAAGTACTTAACCTTTATGCTTGTTTAGGTGGTAACAGATACAAGTGGGACGAGGTAGCAGAAGAAGCTGGAATTAACATGGAGGTAACTGCCGTTGAATTAGACCCTGAAGCTGCACGATTATACAAAGAGCGATTCCAGAATGATATTGTAATCGTTGCTGATGCACATCAGTATCTGTTAGACCACTACAAAGAGTTTGATTTTATTTGGAGTTCACCACCATGTCCAAGTCATTCAAGGGCAAGATACTGGAGTTCTAAAGGTGGAAAATATGCTGTTGAATACCCTGACTTAATGCTTTACCAAGAAGTGTTATTCTTACAACACTTTACTTCTGAAAACACAAAATGGGTTGTAGAAAATGTGATACCGTATTATGAACCATTAATACAAGCACAAGAAAGAGGTAGGCATTTGTACTGGTCTAACTTTATAATACCTAAATTCGAATGCAGAAAAATACAGATGTGTCAGGGTAGCGGAGAAGTTGACAGGCTATGTAATTTCCATGATTACGACTTTCGACAGTATAAAGGAGAACAACCTACACTTAAAATGGCTCGTAACCTTGTTGACTACGAAGCAGGGCGTACAATATTTGAAACGGCATTAGGAATAATCAGAAAGAAAGACATAAGGCAAACATCAATATTTGACGAACTATGAACACAACAGAACAAAACAAGATAATACTTGAATTAATCCGCTTAGGTATTTTGGAAAGTACTAAGAAATAGTTATATTTGTAAAGGTCGCTCCGATATTATAGACCAAGGAATTTAGTTTACCCTTATCATGAAGTCAGAGGTCGGAGCCTGATGGATTGATAGGGGTTTTTTATTTAAAATTATTTATTATGAAGTATGAAGTTTTCCCTTTTGGCAAATACAAGGGAGTAAAGTTAAAAGATTTGCCATCAACTTATATTATTTTGGCATTAGAATCATTCGCTTTGCCTGAAGAACTAAACACAGAATTGGGCAGAATAATATATGGTAGGCTTGGTGTATACACATCCATCAAAGAGTCAATATTTGACCACGTAAGGGCTGTTGACAAGGTTCACGATGGTCTTGATTTATTTATTGAGTATATGACTAAACAATCTGATAGATATGAAAAGTAGTGGATGGATAAAATTACACAGGTCTTTATCTGATTGGGAGTGGTACGATGACCATAATGCTTCACGTTTGCTGATTCACTTACTTATATCTGTTAATTATGAAGATAAGATATGGAAAGGTCAAGATGTTAAAGCTGGAAGCATGATATTATCATGGAATACTTTGAGCAAGTCAGTAGGTCTATCTGTTAAGCAATGCCGTGTAGCAATGAAGAAACTTGAAAGTAGCGGAGAAGTGGCAAGGTACAGGGCAGACAAATGGCAGGCTGTAACCCTTTGTAAATGGGATAAGTTGCAAGGTGGCGATGATGAAAGGGCAGGAAACAGGGCAGATAAAGGGCAGTTTGAGGGCAGGAAAAGGGCAACAACTAAAGAATATAAAGAATATAAAGAAGTTAAAGAATTAAAGAAAGAAGCCTTTGATATTTTTGTAACTTGGATGAATTACAAGAGTGAAATAAAAGATTTCTATAAATCTAAAACTTCAATAGTTCAGTTGGCAAATAAATTTAATTCAGAGCCTATTGATAAAATAAAATTTGTCGTTAACAATTCAATACAGAATGGATGGAAAGGATTGTTTTGGGATAAATATGTAATGAAAAGCGATAGCTTTACAGATAATAATGGCGTAATAACAAAACGTGGTATAGTATGAAGCAGTTTATTAATTGGCAAGATATTCCATACAACAAGTCAAGAGGAGTTGAAAAGGTTAAATGCCCACTTTGTATTGACCAAAGAACTAACAAATCAGATAAGAGCCTATCTGTTAACCACGACCAAGGTTTGGCAAAATGCCACTACTGTAATGCTGTAAGTGTACGTGATAAGAAAGAACGAAGCGATAAGGTATATGAGTTGCCTTCTCAGGAATGGCAAAACTACACTACGCTGTCAGACAAACTTGTTAGATGGATTAGAGATGAACGTGCGATAAGACAGGAAACATTGATTAAGTTCGGGGTAACCGAAGAAAAGTATTACCAACCTAAGCATGAAAAAGAAGTAAATAACATAGTGTTCAATTACTTTGAAGGTTCAACACTTGTAAATAAGAAATACAGGTCAGGAGCAAAAGCGTTCACTCAATCGAAAGGTGGTAAGCCAATTCTTTATAACATTAACTCGGCTATCGGTTCGGATGAAGTTTGGATAGTTGAGGGTGAGTTTGATGCTTTGGCACTTTCTGAGGTTGGTATAGAATCAGTTGTAAGTATTCCTAACGGTGCTAATGATGCAGATGACTACTGGATAAATTCAGAGCCTTATCTGAAAGACGTTAAGAGGTTTATTATTGCAACTGATAACGATGATAAGGGTATTGATGTACGTGAGAAGATTGCTCAAAGACTTGGGCGTTACAGATGTGAGTTTGTAGAGTTCGATGGAAAGGACGCAAATGATGACCTAAAAAGCGGAACACTAAAACAAACAGTAAAGAATAGAAAGCGTTTCCCTGTTGGTGGCACATTCTCGGTGGATGATTTGTATGAAGATATTTTAAAGCTATACGATGAAGGTCTTCCAAAAACATTAACCGTTAAAAATAGTTGCTTTGGCAACTTGAATGATGTGTGGACAACAATGCGAGGTCACTTAGTAACGATTACTGGTATTCCTTCTCACGGTAAAAGTTCATTTGCTGAATGGTTAGCACTCAACTACGTGAATGAGTACGATATGAAGTTGTCATTTTTCTCTCCTGAGCATTCACCAATGGCACTACACCAGTCAAGGCTAATTGAAAAGGTTACAGGTAAAAAGTTCTTTGGTGAAAACAGGCTTAAAAAGTCAGACATTGAACGGTATAAACTTTGGGCAAACGAAAGAATATATTTAACAGGTGCAGAAAACAATGAGTTCCCAACTTGGGATTGGATATTTGACAAGTTTAAGGAGCAGTTGTATTGCTATGGAGTAGACATCTTTATCATTGATGCGTTCAATAAGTTAGAGTTCAGCGAAAAAGGAGAGGAACGTATGTTAATCAGGAAGGTGTTAACACGGCTAACGATGTTTGCTCAGATGAACAATGTACTAATCTTATTAGTCGCACACCCTACGAAGATGAAAAAGAAAGAAGATGGGACTTATGAAATGCCAACGCTATACGATGTTTCTGGGACAGCGGACTTTAGAAACCAAACACATGATGGATTCACTATTCACAGGAACTTTGGAAACGATATAGAAGAAGGATATACGGAATTTGTAAACACAAAGACTAAGTTTCAATTTCAGGGTAATATAGGACAAGGAGTTGAGATGCTTTACGATGTAGAAAACGGCAGGTATTATGCAAGGAATGCACGCCCAGACAAATCAGATTGGACAGAAAGCCATGAATTAGAGCAATTAATTTTGAAACCTAACTTAGATTTTGATAACTTAGCAGTAGATGAAGAATGCCCTTTCTGATATTACTTATGATGAAATAAAAGAAGCATTAAAAGGCAAGGAACTAACCTTTGAGCAGAGAATGTGGATTAACTACATAGAAGGAATAATAGCCAAAGGAAAGCCTAATGACCATTGTAGGTACTGTAAGGAGCAATTAATTAAGAGTATAAATGAACAGAAAGAAATGCCGTAACTGTAAGGAGTACTTCAGACCAGAGCGAACACTTCAACACTATTGCTTAGAGCCTGAATGTGTAAAGGTTTGGGTTAAGTCAGAGAAAG